ATGCAGATTCAGGCGAATTTACCACAGCAACTTGCCCACGCCAATCATAATGCCAAATCCTTTGCTCTGGTGTTAAATTTTGCGCTGATAACGGTTTTGCCCCATCTTTTAATTCCAAAAGTACGTTTTTGCCCCGATAACCGCATACCAAATCAGGAAAACCTTTGCCTGTGGCACTTGTTATGCTCACAGACACGCCTTTATCACGCAAAAATCGCACAATTTGCTTTTGGTTGTCATCTATTCGGGCGATTCTCATACCATTTTATCCTTTTTTCAATTTTTTCCTGTGCCGTTTCTAAGTACATTTGGCAAGCGTGATCTTTCAGCAATGCGTAAAAAGTAGCATATCTTTCTTTTGTGCATCTACCTAAACCAACCTGTGCATGACTTGGGTATGCCTTGATGGATATATGTTCGCATTTAATACATTTCACTTAATATTTTCCATGCTGTAGCTGCGCACAATGGCACTTGTCCGTTTCCAATCGCTTTAATTCTGTCCACCCTAGTGGCCAACCCATCAACCACTCTGTCCACGTTGGGTTCAATTTGCCACCAGTTTCCGCACCTACCAATAACGCCAATCCTGGCGAATCCCTCTTGTTCAATGCTCTTGTCATTGATTCTTTTGTTCCTGTGTCTTTGTAATCCCTCGTTACTGGTGTTGGCCATTTGTGCATATTGCTTACTTGATCCCTTAGATTCGCTGGTTTGGTGCGTCCAGGTCTTGCTATTGTTGCTTCTCTCGTTAATGCTTTTTCTGACTTTGGAGGCAATTTGTCCATCGTTGTCGGAGTTGCCCATTTGTTTTGCAACGATCCAGATTCTGTCCCTCTGATGGTTTGCTCCAACGTCTGCTGCTCCCAACACTCCCCATTGCGCATCAAACCCCATTGTGGCCAAGTCTCCGAGAACTCTTCCAAGCCCCCTAGAAGTAAGCATTGGTGAGTTTTCCACGAATACGAATCTAGGTTGTACTTCGTGAATGATCCGTGCCATTTCACCCCACATTCCTGATCGTTTTCCATCAATTCCTTCGCCTTTTCCTGCTGCGCTGATGTCTTGGCATGGAAAGCCGCCAGATATAACGTCAACAATTCCACGCCACGGCTTTCCGTCAAAGGTTTGAACGTCATCCCAAATCGGGAAAGGCGGCAAAAAACCGTCATTTTGTCTGGCGCACAATACGCTTGCTGGGTATGGTTCCCATTCGACAGCGCAGACCGTTCGCCATCCGAGAAGTTTTCCCCCAAGTATGCCGCCACCAGCTCCTGCGAAAAGAGCCAACTCATTCATTTGCCCTTTCCTTAATAATCTTTTGCGGCAAGTGCATCTTTTGCCATTGATAATTGTATATGTGTTAGCGTTTTATCACCATCTTTATGCCGTTGCATTATCTTTTTTGCCCACAGCTTATGATCTGTTTTAGATTCATGCTTTTTAATGATCTGCGTTTCTGCCAGATACTTATCGGCAACATCCTTTGTGGCAGGCGTAGCAGGCGCAGGTAAGGCGATCTGTGCTTGTGGTATGTCTGCCCATTGACCATTGTTTATTTCTTCATTTAAGGCACGTTCCCATCGTGCCTTGATGTTGCTATACGTTTGGTTCTTTAAATCGAATGAACCAATCTTAGTGGTTGCCCAAAATATAGCCGGATGTGACCACTCGCCCATTTCGCCTTTCTCACGAGCAATAACACCGTTTAATGCTTCATAGTAAGCAGCTACAGCATCAATATCTGTTCGGCATAACTTTATAAATTGCGGTAATGATGGGCAATATTCCTGATTGACTAATGAATTTGCGCCTTTAGCAACCTCATCACGAGATAGTTTGGATAATTCCTGTGTCCATACTGCCTTAACCGTTTGCAAATCATTGCCACGCCACATATCTAAAAAACGTGTACCGTAAAAAGAATGTAGCTTTGCAAATAAAGCATCAATCCATTTTTCAGGGATTGGATTAGTTGATGTCGATAATGGATTCATTTTTTACCTTTCCCCAAATTTGTTCAGCCAACTCACGATTCCCTCGATCACGTTCACTTTCAAAACCTTTTGATTTAGGTTTGTCTGCAATCCACTCTGCCTTAAATCCTGCCCAACCTCTTTCACAACAAACTTGCAATGTTGCATTTAATGACAATCCTGCTTTATTGCCTTCACGAATCAATCCGTTAATTGCTGTTTCTGTAATCGGTAGTTTTTTGGCTTTACGCAAAATCACAAAATCATTCCATAAAGACATATCAACGCCTTCAGGCGTATATATATTTTTAATTGGTTTATGGTTTATGTTTAATGGTTTATGTTTTATGTTTGGTTGAACGCCCGTTGAACTCTTGTTCATCCTAGCTTCAGCCGATGCTTTTCCTGCCTTAGATGCTTGATTTATCTTGGAATGATATGCGGCAATTTCTTTATCGGCACGAGAATTTATCCAACCTTGACCATCAACAAACGTAAAATAAATCTGCAAAACAAACTTTATTTCATCGACATAATCCTTCATGCCTATCTGTCGTGCAATGTCTGTTGGACTGCCGTTCAACGGTTGTTCATGTAGATAATATTCATCAAGCAAACGCCTGTATGAAATATCCTCAATGATGGAAAGATTGCGGGTATGACTGGCGTAATCGCCAATATTAAATTGAAAATAGTGCATTGATGCCCTTACATTATTGGGTAGTCATTACTGAAAAAAATCAGGCAGGATGGTAATGAATCATCTTTTCGGGTTGCACTCCCTAGCCTTCATTACGATTATATCAAGCAACTAAAACTATACCAAGCATAAACATGGCAAGCAAAGTACGTTCAAATCCTTGTTGCCAGTAAAAGTTTCTTTCTTCTTTACTCATTTTGCCTTGATCTATTTCAGCATGGCAACTACTACAAGACCAAGCAATAAAGCAATCATGTGCCTTGATGCCCATGCCCTTGCCATGCGTTAATTGGTTGCTGTGGGCAGCTACAGTTGTTTCATTATCCCGATTGCATACGTTGGGTATCTGAACCATGCATGACTGCCCTTTTGCCGCCTTTAACAGCTTATTACTGCGAAACATTGGCACGAATAAACCCCGCAATTGTTCTATCATGCTGATCTTCTAGCAGTGATTCCATCTTGATTGCACCATCAGAACCAAATTCAATTGCCGCAGCCGTAGCAAACGTGATTTTCTTTTTGCCAGTACGCAGGCGTGATATTTCAGGCGGTGAAATACCTGATTTATCTGCCAATCGTTTTGCTGCGCCATGCTGTTTAAGAAATTCATTTAAATCCATTTTCATAACCTCTCTTATTTTTAAAAAGTTTAGATTCATAAATTTTCATTTCAGGCGTAAAGATATTGCGATAAGCAGGTTTCACTAAATCTTTCTGTTTATAACTGCCTTCCATTTTTAAAACCGAATCAATGTGTGCTGCTACATCCGGCAAAACCTTGTACTTATCGCCCACCATGTAAACGTAACCATTATTTAACGCATTGTTAAAAAATTTATTCATTTCTGCTGTGCTATTTCTGCTGCTTATATTGCCAATTTCAGCAATTACATCGGCATAAGTTGCACCGCCTAATTCGTAAATACATTCTAATAATGTAAACATTTTCATGCTTCTTCGGGGCATAATTCTTGACATTTTGTTTCCTTTTCATCAATAAAAAAATGATTCAAAGACAATTATTGTGCAATTCTCATCAAAATAGCAAGTATTTTTGTAATATTTAAAAAAATGTACAAAATTAATCAAATAATGCTTGCACAACCTACAATTATCGATTAATGTTCTCCCATGCCGCAGCGATTTAGCGGATTTTCAAAGTGAAGGAAACAAAATGACAAATCAAACATTTACAGCTTATGCAGTATCAGATTTATACCAAGCAGGTATAACTTGTGATGGTCAGCCATTTATTGCTGAAACATTTTATGTCGTGATTGAAAATGCAGACGGTAATCGTTTTCGTCATGAGTGCAATTTTAATGGCACAAATCCTGTGTTTAGCGAGGAAGATGATAATGTTTATTTTCCTGATTTACGCAAAGAAGCATCTGCAAAAGCAGAGCGTTTAGCTAATAAAATTAATGCCGCATTTGCATCAGGTAAAGGTATTGATTGGTTACATTGGTTTGAAGTTGAACCAGTTTTTGGTTCTAATGCTTATTAATTAAAATTAACCCGCCCTGCGAAAGCAGGGCATTCAATGTGAGGAAATAAAATGAAAATTAAAGTTTTTATATTATCTGAAGAAGTCGATATTATTGGCGTTTACTATAAATATGAAGATGCTTTAGCTGATGCAAAAAAATACGATTTGTTTAATTACACAATCGTAGAAAAAACTTTAAATTACAATGTGAAGGAAATATAAAATGCAAATCATTCCAATCCAACTGTCAGGCAGTTATCGCACTGGCACTCTTTCCAAATACACCAAAAGGCAAATCATCGACATTCTAGGTTTTGAACCTAACATTGCCGATGATGAAGAAAAAGTTGTCAATTCATGGGCGTTCATGGTTGATGGTGCTGAATGTGCTATTTGGGATTACAAAGGCAGCCATCATTACAATATCTGGTCAACCTATGACCCGCACAATGTTCTTGGCAACCTGTTTACATTGGAGAAATTTCCATGCTAAAAAAATTGCTTAATCCTAATGATTGGTTAGCGCAGCACCCTAAAGTTTTATTTGCATTAATTGCTTTATGTTTTTTAGTGGTTGCATATATGGAAGGAAACTAATTATGAAAGCATTCCCAACAAGTACAGACAATGGTCATTCAGAAAATCAAGATGGTATGGATTTGCGCGATTACTTTGCAGCCAAAGCAATGCAAGCAATTATTAGTAATTCTGATCAAAAAGATTTATCAATTGCAGAAGTTGATTTTTGGGTTGCAGATTATGCTTACACAGTAGCCGATGCAATGATGCGAGAAAGAAAAATTGGGAGATAAAAATAATGGTTACAAAGTCAAGTGAATTTATTTGGACAGGAGCATCTACCGATATAACAATTAGATGGAAGTTGTTATATGGATGGATACCACCATCGGAAAACCCTGAAATTCAAAAAAAATGGGCAGAAGTACGCACGTTGAGCATCAAAGGCATTGAAAGTTTAA